CATGCCTGCGGTGTCATCGCCCTCTTCGCCTGTGATAACCCTGTCAGCACAAACCAAGCGAATAGAGTAGACCAGTTCGCGGTCACCTATGCTAGTAGTTTCGTGGAATACCCAAAGCAAAGGGTACGCACGTTCTAAAGCTTGCCACTCCGCAAAATCACCTACTCCCGTTGACTGGATTTGTAGGTGCGCAGCTCCGAGTGTCGTTATCTGTGATATTACTTGATTGAGCGTCAGTAGCACGTAAGTATTCTTTTAGAAGTTCTGTATTTTTCTTTGACTTTCCACGCTTATTCATCTCGATATTTTTGCTGCAAACTTTGAACTAGCCGCGTGCTGCCTAAAAATATGCTAGACTTGAAAGCGTTATTGCTAGGTTGTATCACATCCAAGCCGCTACCGGGGTTCTCATAGTCAGGAAATAAAGTAGAGTTCTCGCATAGGTAATTGATAAGCCTTTGCTTATACCATTGCGCTTTGTTCAATTCCATCTCGCAGATATAGTCTACATCCGACTTGAAAGCTGGGCTGCTTTGCTCGCTGTTTTGAATTTGCAAGCCCTTGTTTGTAATCTTATAGTGGGCCATCCTAATACATTCAGCAGTCACGTAGTGCTTTAGGCATGGTTGGATGTAGTTATCCATTAGCGACTTGTTAACGCCTGCTAACGTGTTGGCGATAATGTAACCCATCAAAGCGACATAGTAGGTCGTGCCAATTACGGTTTGAATCTCCGAATCCTGCGCCCAAAGAATTGCTTCTTTGATGTATTTTATGTCGACATTCTTAGATACTTGCGTGTTATCTTTTAGAAAGTCCTCCGATAAGAATAGTGCTGTTGCCATTATGTTCTAGATTTTATCACAACACTTTCCCACGCGTGACGGCAATAGCTAGTGGTCACGTCAGTTCCTTTGCGTGTCCAGAATCCACCCCTACGCATCCACACGTTTCTATCCTCTGCCATGCTTATCGCTTGGATTTGCTCACTTGTCCAAACGCGGTTAGCACTTTGCCCTATCATTTTGCGGCAAAAAGGTCGGGTTGTTGGTAGCACGTCTGCGCCTGTTGCTTCTTGACTTTTAACGTAACGATATGCTATCTTGAATTGAACGCCTAACGGTTTGGCTTGCGCTAATTGCTTAAGCCCGTCGGTACTAACCTCGTAAGCTATTTGAGTTGCCCCTGCGACGGATTGCGTTCCAACGGTCAAAAGCCCCTGCGCAACTAATTTGTTAACACCTACTGCGATTTCTTCAATGCTTGCATCTAATAACTCCGCAATTCCCGCGTAAGTGACTAACGGGTTTTGTTTGAGTTGTTCAAGTATACCCATCAAAAAGGCATCCTGTTCAATCCCAAACTTTAGAACCCGACCTTCAAAAGCTAGTTGGTCTTTTTCATCTCTAAAGCGAACTTTGCGAATTGGCTTTACAACCTCCCACTCATCAAGTGAGTATCCTGTTTGAGCGAATGCTTCGGCTACTAAATCTTCGCCCTCTTGACTAGAAAACATTGAATTAGTAACCTCGTCACCTCCATTTGCAAGCGGTGGCAAGCCTACCGTTTTACGAATTTCGTTCTTACTCATGCTCTCAAGTACTTTATTAGCCACTAATGGGCTAAGTGTATTGATGGCATCTGTAATGCTTCGCACTTTTTCGCTCACTTCTTCAACTAATGGTGGCAAACCAACGGCTTCGCGTATTTCATCGGGTGTCATAACGCCCACCTTAGTAGCTTCGCTGTATCCCTCTGTGATTGGTTCGCTTGGTATTATCTGAATGCGTTTCTCAAATCCCTGCAAAGCGGCCAATTCGTTAAACACATTCATAATAAAGTCTTGCCTTGCCCTTACGTACGTGTTTTTGAACAGTTCGTAACTGTCGCGGACCTGCGTACGGGTTGCAAATACCCCATCCTCTTTGATTCCAAACAGCGCAGGATCTACTACCCTATGGCCGCTGAATATCTCTTGCTGTACGGTCTTATTTAGTATGTCAAAACGCGCATCAAAGTCATTAGAACCAAGCGGCAAAACTTCCACCGCCTGCTCTTTGCTGTCGTTAAAGTTTAACAGTATGCGGTTGGCGTTATCCGTGCCGCAAAATTTAGATTCTATTCGGGCTTCGATGGTTTCCTGTTCTTCCTCCGTAGGTTGTCCATTGAAGAAATTAAACATAAAGCCAGCAACAAAGCCGTTTTTAACGCTGTTAAGATGGAAGTTCGCAATTTCGCTATCTAGTTCAATGTAAGGGATTGCACCCAAATAAGGTGGCAAAGGATAATAGTCGGCCTTTGGATGGTATGCTTTGATATAGAGTAACTGCTTGCCACTTTTTTTGGTATAATCAAACGCTTCAATAGGTTCGATGGTTTCGGGTTTAGCTTTCTTCCAATCTGCACAATGGTAGTAGGTCTTTTGGTCTTTGCTTACCCTGTACTTTGCGAACTCCGCATGATACATTTGGTAGCCGCCCTTCTTATCGTACAGAATCTCAAGTGCAAAACCTCCAAAAATCTCCAAATCCAAAGAACACATTTGGATAATGTCCTCTAAAGTTTGGTTTGGGTTAGGCTCTAAAATGAATTTATTTAAACGCGCTATCTGTTCGGTGTTTAGACCCGTTTCATTTACGCTCAAACCTTGCCCAATAACATAATCGACCTTACCGTTTACGATTGCGTAGTGCTTTGCAGAACGGTCGTATATGTGAAGTAGGTAGTCAGGGTATTGGTTTACCCATCCTTCGCTGGTCCCGTACAAAATCCAATCTTTGGACTGTTGTTCTTTGAACTCTGGTACTTTGTGAGCGGCAAAATTTAAGACTGAAAAGCTATTTTTACCCATTGTAAACCGCGAAAGTTTGGGCATCGTTGCCCGTGTATGTTGGTGTTGCTGTAGTCGTGCCAGTTACTATGCACATCCCACTTTCAAATGCTGTTAATCCTGCTGGGTTAAGGTTGCTTGCGCTTGCTTGCCCATAAATCACGTAGCGATATTCGCCCTCTAAAGTGAAGTTCACTTGACCGTTCACGGCTACCGGGTTTGCCGTTTCCGTAATAGTAAACGCATTATAACGGTCACGATAAGCACTAGTGTCATCGGCTATGCAGTATTGAGTTACCATGCTTGTAAGGTTTTCAAAGGCAAAGAGGTAATGTAGTGCCGTTCCCTTTTCGGTCGTGGTCACTATTACCGTGTTTGCTTGCCCTTTGATTATCCTAATCATTAGGTTAAAGCGATAAAATACTCAATATCAACTTCTGCCGTGTCTGCTATTGCGCTAATCGCTGTAATGTCGGCAAACGCGCTAAAAGATGCTGCTGTTTCGATATTACCATTGTGCAACTCAAACGATTTACCAGCTTCCAACTTGAACCAAGCATCATCAGTTGCGGAAGTAATATGCAAATGGATATAATTAGTATCGTCCTTGTTTGTGATGCGGAGGTATTTAACCGCGCTGCGAATAAACGTGCCAGCAGCATTAGCTGTGCCATAGTTAACCACGGTCACCTCGCTAGTAGGTATGGTTAGAATGCGTTGGTCAACTTCGTTTATGCTTGCAATTGTAAGCGTATTAGAGTTGCCGTAGCTTTTGTTGTTAAGGCTAACCGCTTCCGTAATTGTTACGGTCAAAGTAGCGTTTGTTATTGTAGTTGCCATCGTATGTATTTTGCTTAAATAGGTAAAATGCTCAAAGTGTTTCAAAAAGAAAGGCCGCTATTAACGGCCTATCTAAATCCCTATGTAAAACCGTTATTAGGCGGTTATAGATGCAAGTAAAGCGGTTGGAACTGCGAGCATTGGATTAGGCTCTAAACCATTGAACGACATTGTGTATCCGTTTAAGTCTGCGAAGGCCGTACCAGTTGCGCCTGTGCCTGTAGCGAAGTCCAATCCGTTAGCGTATCCAGCTACCCAATAAGACGGTGTGGCTTCGTTCGTTTCGATAATTGCTACGACCCTATTCTTTGCAAGTAGTTGCATTTCGTTACGCTTTGCAACGTCTAGCTTTCGAAGTACAAAAGTCAAAGATGGCACGTAATGAAGTGACCCGTTGCGATTGCCTGCAGTTGGATCGTCTGAAAACATACTTTCCTCTTTGGTCAACTCATACTTTCTAAATACTGCCGATGGCGTTGCAAATGATGCGATTTGCCCAGTAGTGGCAACCGCTCCAAGAGCAATGTAGTCACTGTAGGCGGCAAACCTTACCGATTTGATGCCGCCAATGTCCTCTTTACATCCTAATGTGAACCCTTGTGTTAATGCGCAAGCCATGTTTTTTGTGTATAGTAAAGGCGTGAGCGATTAAGCCCACGCCCTTAGGTTAATTTATTAAAGAACTATCGCAGCAATTTCACCGGGGAAAGCTACCTGCGTACCCACTTTGAACTCCATTGCTACTCTTACTTTGCGCTCATCTTTAGAGTACCATACTTCCAAAGAATCAAAGTCACTTTCAGCATCTACACCGATATAAAAGTTAGAAGCAGAACCAGCATATACACTATTTACTCCAGTTAAACCGTCTACAGGTATAAACTTCAAGTTGATGCCCGGAAAGCTAAGTCCTTCGCTTGCATCGGTGTCAGTTGCACCATTTACTCCGCTGTTGATTTGAACACCGTAAGTTGCGCCACCTTGTACCAAAGCTTGTACTAGAACCGCGTAAGTGTCATATCCTACGAAAGCAACTAGGTCAGTCTTAGAAGTAAGGCCAGCACCAGCAAGTGACTTGTACAAACGGAACGCCATCTCTTGCGCGTTAGTTACAGTAAATGCAGAAGATAGCGGAGTGCCACCTAGGTTTGCATTGATGTAACCAGCACCGATTGTAGAAATAAAGCCATCCCAGTATGCACCGTTGTTTGACGTTGGAGCAGAAAGGTTACCCTTCCAAATGTTCTTATCGATTTCCAAAGCTACTTTAGCCAAGTAAACCTCCATGATTTTAGCCCATACTTCAGCAGGTTGCACTTCTTCAGAATGCGCACCAGCTCTCATTTTGGTAACGAAGAAACGGGTTTCCAAATCTTTAGGACACCATTCGTCATTGATTTTAACCTTGCCGGGAGTAAGCGTTCTTTGAGTAAAGGTAGTGTTACCAGTTGCTGCAAAAGAACATCCGTCTGCTTGGAAGAAAACCGATTGCGTTAAGATAGGTAGTTTAGATGGCCCTTTTACACCGGGCATTACTTCTACCAAATTCATCATTTTGGCTTTGTTGATAGTACCAGCCATCAAAGGGAAACGATTCTCCTCGATGTAAGCTACTAAGCCGTTTACGTTAAATGCACTTGCCATTTTTTTAAGTTTTTAAATGTTATTTTTTTTAATTTTTCTTACGTGTTTCTAACCACCTATCAAGTCCGTTTGCATCTTCTTTTTTGAAGTAATTTTTAACGGCTTTGGTTGGTGTTGCTGTTGGTGTTGTAGCGAATTTCTCGAAAAGGTCAGCCATTTCGTTAACCGCTTTTCTCAAATTAGCGTTGTCAGCTTTGATGGCTTCATTCTCAAATTTGAGGTTGTTGATACGGTCACCAATAGAAGCGTTAATCTTCGCCATAACTGCTGCCTGTATTTCGTCCATGTTGAACGCAGGCTTTTGTGCTGCCAATGTTGGAGCGTTTGGGGCTACCTCCATTTCTTCTACAACTATTTCAGCTTCGGGTGCTGGGATAATTTCAGTAATTAAACCAGCTTCAGTAGTAACTACGCTGCCGTCCTCTAGTTGGTGGGCTGCATCGGGGGCTGGTAGCAATTCGCCATCTGCTCCGATAACCTGAACCAATGCGCCTATAGCTACTTCGGGTTCAATACGTACTAGCGTGCCATCAATTAGTTTGGCATCCTCAAATTTCAATTCAGTAGCGAACAGTAATTTCTTAATATCGCCTAGTTTCGCCTTAATTGTGTTTTCTAAATTCATAGGTTCGATTTTGTCTAAATAGATTTAATGGTGTTGGTGTTCAATTAGCTTCTAAAATTTCGCGCAATGCTGAAATAATACGGCTATCAATATCGCGTTCGATGGCTTCATCAAAGATGCCCTCGACACTAAAACCGCGAAACGTGCCATCCTTAACTTTAGCCCAAACCGCATCGTTGTCCACTTTGAACGACCCGAACCAACTGCCATTTGGTAGCGTATCGTGACCGCTTGGAGTACCTATGCCGCGTTCTTGGTCTATTAGTATGCTCTCAAACATAAACACGCCATCCACGTCTTTCTCGTGCATCTCGTTCACCATTGAAAGCCTGCCTTCGCGCATAAACTTGAACACGATTTTCTTAATGGTTTCAGCATTGAAAACAACGTAGTATTCTTCGCCTGTTTTTGACCGTCTAAAAATTGGCAAGTCGGCAACCATTAGAGGACCAGATACTATGCGCTTTTCTTCGCTTTGGATTTTGAACGCTTGCCCGTGTTTTTGAAAAGCTAACCATTCGCGTTTTATTGCAGGATCGTCTACAAAGGATATTTTTTCTACCCTTGTTTCATCGTCTAACTCGTCAATAGTCATTTCGATTATTTTGTTTTCCATTGCCTTAGTTTTTAGCCACCTCCGAAAGTGGACTGTGATTCTATTTGATTTATGTTTGCTTGCGACCCTGTTATTTGCGTTTCAACTACATAGGCTTGAACGGGTGCTAGTTCAGCTTGCTGCGTGTTGCCTAGCTGCGTTGTGTTGGTTGTGACTGGAGAGAATGATGGTGCTGCTGTTGCGCCTGCACCAGCCCCCGAAGCTATGCCAGCAGCAGATGGACCGGGAACGTCAGCCGTGTCAAGTATAGCCGTTGCCGAAGCTATGCCAGCAACTACGGCTGCAATGCCAGCTGCAATGCCTGCTATCATATCCCACGGGGTTGCGCTTCCTTGCGTTGCTGTTTTAATTGCTCCTGCAATCGCTACCGCTGTACTTATGGCAATTTCAGCAACTGCCAATGTTTTAGCCGCTGCCGTGTTTTCTTGCCCTTGTTGCTGCATTAAGCGACCTATTGCCCCCAATGCGCCAGCTACGTTGGTTGCCGCGCTTATTCGTGCCGCGTTAATCTTTTGTGTTGCTGCTAGTGATTTTTCTGCTGCTGCTTTCTCAGCTGCCGCTATGTCCTCCGCGTTTTTAGTTGCTTCAGCTAGCTTCTTTTCATTAAACGCAGCAGTCAAATCGTTTCTGATAACCATTTGCTCTTGCTCGTAAAGCATTTGAGCTTCCTCGTATTGAGCTTTGGTTGCATCTTGAGCAAATAACGCCTCCATAACTGCGTTAAACTTTGCATCCTCTGCTGCTAAAGCACGTTCAATATCTAGGGCTAGTTGTTCTTCCTCCGTTACTGCCCTTCTTTCGGCTAAATATTCATCGGTAAGTATCTTGCCATCTGCGGCTTCTTGCGCTAATCTTAATTCATTTTCATAACTAGCCTTTAATGCTGCTTCTTTTTCTTCTTCTAGTTTTTTGGCTAGTGCTAATTCAGCTTCATTTCGTTCTTT